ATACCAAGATCTTCTTTGTCTGCGGTGTTGGATACACCGACAAAAAGTTTTATAGAATTAAATGGAACGGACAGTTCAAGCACAAATGCTGGAGATCAAATTATACAGGAGAATGATGATACATCATTTATTCTTTCAGAGGAAAGTGGTACAGAGTTTTATCTATTGACTGATACTGCAACAACAGATGCAGACAGACCACAGGAAGGTGATTTAGTTTATCACCCGATACTTTCCAGAATGTTTGAGATTAGTTTTGTAGATCATGATGATCCGTTTTATCAGCTAGACAATAATCCTGTATACAAGTTGCGGTGCAAACAATATGAATACAGTCACGAAGAAATTGGTACAGGTATTACTGCGATTGATGAAATTGAGGATGACTTACAACAAGACGCACTTGAACATCAATTTACTTTGGAACAATCAAGTGCGGTTAACGAAGATATCAGAATATTCCATAGTATAACCGATCAAGGTCTGTTGTTGTTAGACGGAACAGATAGTTCGTCTACCAACGCGAATGACAATATTATTATGGAGAACGATTCGACTTCTGTTGGTGAGAGTATACTTCTCGAAGGCGGTGGTTCGGATACTGAAGATGCATCTTACTTGATACAAGAAGATGTTGTTACTGGTGATTATACCAGTGCTGGTTCACAAGATAAAACTGCACAAAATGAATTATTTGATTCTCTGGACGATGACGTTCTGGATTTTTCAGAGAGTAATCCGTTTGGAGATGCTGGAGGCACATAATGTTAGGACAACAATTTTACCATGAAACAATGCGAAATGTAATTGTTGCATTTGGTACACTATTTAACAATATACATATGGTTCGCAAAAACAATAGTGGAACTATCGTACAGACGATGAAAGTTCCCCTTGCGTATGGGCCAAGACAGAAGTGGTTGCAACGACTAGACCAAGATCCAAGTCAGGATAGTAAGGTTGCGATTACTCTACCACGATTAGGATTTGAGATTCAAAACCTTTCTTATGATACAACACGAAAACTAAATCGTGTACAGAAGTTTAGAAAAGTTAAGTCCAGTTCAGATGACTCTGGTAAGTTAGACTCGCAGTATATGCCCGTTCCTTACAACTTAGACATTGAGTTGTACGCAATGGCTAAACAGTCTGATGATGCACTTCAAATTGTAGAACAGATACTTCCATACTTTCAACCTGATTACACTCTAACAATAAAAGACATGACGGACATGGGAATCAAAAGAGATGTTCCGATTGTATTGAACAGTATTAGTTACGAAGATAACTATCGAGGTGAGTTTACAGAAAGACGAGCAATTATCTATACACTAAGTTTTACATCTAAGTTTTATTTGTATGGGCCTGTTACATCACAGAACGTCATTAAGACAGTGCAAGTCGATCAATACACAGACTTACCTGATGCAGCTCCAAAAAGAGAGCAACGATATACTGTTACACCAAATCCAGCATCTTCTGATGCAGATGATGATTTTGGGTTTAATGAAACAACGTCTTTTTACCAAGATGCAAAAGAGTATAACGATGAAACTGGAAACGATAATACGACAACTGACACTAGTGGCATCGGTACATAATGAAAGAGGTTGCGAATATTATTGATGAAGCTCTTGGCGTTATCGACCCTGTTGAAAAAGAGTTGTCGATTGCAAGTCACAAGACAGTTGTTCCTAGACCGTCAGACAATCTACAAGACCTTGATGCAGACTACAAGTATCAACGAGAAAACTTTTACAATCTGATTGAAAGAGGTTCGGACGCAATCGAGGGGATACTGGAGATTGCAAAAGAGTCAGACCATCCCAGAACCTACGAGGTGGCTGGTAATCTTATCAAACAGGTTGCAGAGGTCACAGAGAAACTTGGAGACTTGCAAGAGAAGATGAAACGACTGAAAGAAGTTCCCAACACCGCACCGAAAAATGTAACCAACGCATTGTTTGTTGGTTCAACCGCAGAGTTGCAAAAAGTATTGAAGGATAAAAAATAGAGAGTTTAAAAATGCTCCAGAATGGAAATAACTATCTAGGTAATCCTAACCTAAAGAGAGCTAATGTATCTGTCGAGTGGACAGAGGAACAGATTGATGAATACACGCAATGTATGAAAGACCCTCTGTACTTCATCGAAAACTACATACGAATTGTTTCCCTTGATGAAGGACTAGTGCCGTTCAAAATGTACGACTTTCAAAAAGAGATGGTCGGTACATTTCACAAAAATCGTTTTACAATTTGCAAACTCCCAAGACAGTCGGGCAAATCCACAACAATTATCGCATACCTTTTGCACTATGTCTTATTCAATGGCAATGTCAATGTTGCGATACTAGCCAACAAGGCCGCGACTGCCAGGGACTTGTTAGGACGGTTACAACTCGCATATGAACACCTTCCTAAGTGGTTGCAACAGGGAGTGATGTCGTGGAACAAGGGAAGTTTAGAATTAGAAAACGGTTCTAAGATACTTGCATCGTCTACATCTGCAAGTGCAGTTCGTGGTGGTTCATACAATATTATATTTCTAGACGAGTTTGCATACGTTCCATCAAATGTTGCAGAGCAGTTTTTTAGTTCGGTATATCCTACAATATCATCTGGTAAAACAACAAAGGTGATGATTGTATCCACACCACATGGTATGAATATGTTCTATAAACTCTGGACAGACGCAGAGAATGAGAGAAACACATACGTTCCGATTGAGGTGCATTGGAGTGAAGTGCCAGGCCGTGATGAGGAATGGAAAAAAGAAACGATTAAGAATACATCTGAGTCACAGTTCAACACAGAGTTTGAGTGTGAGTTTCTTGGTTCGATTGATACACTGATTATACCACACAAACTAAAAACACTTGCATACCTTGACCCAGAAACTTCACACAAAGGATTAGATGTTTATGAGTTACCGCAAAAAGGACGGACATATTTGTTGACAGCTGACGTATCGAGGGGTACATCTAACGACTACTCTGCGTTCATTGTCTTTGACGTATCTGAAGTTCCGTATCGAATTGTTGCGAAGTACAGGGATAATGAGATAAAACCTCTCATCTTTCCTAGTAAAATATACGATGTTGCAAAGGCTTATAACGAAGCATTTGTTTTGGTAGAAGTAAATGACATCGGAGAACAGGTTGCAAACGCATTACAATATGATATGGAATACGATAATCTAATTATGGCCTCCATGCGTGGGCGCGCTGGCCAGATTCTAGGTGGAGGATTCTCAGGGGGTAAGGCTCAGATGGGGGTAAGAACCACAAAAGCAGTCAAGAAGATAGGGTGTTCTAATCTAAAACAGTTGGTTGAGGACAATAAACTAATTGTACAGGACTATGACTGTATCAATGAACTATCTACCTTTATTGTCAAGGGTTCATCATTTGAGGCGGACGATGGTTGCACTGATGACTTGGTTGCGTGTATGTTTATCTTTGCGTGGACAACAGACCAACAGTATTTCAAGGAACTGACAGATCATAACATAAGACAACAGATGTATAGGGAACAACAAGACCAACTCGAACAGGATATGGCGCCATTTGGTTTTGTTGTTGATGGATTGGAAGATGAGAATATAGGAAACATAACAGATGAATATGGAACTCGTTGGGCTCCTGTCGTGCGTACCTATGATTCCAACTGGTAATCAGGAAAGAAAAGAGTAATTAGAGTCTATCAGATCGTAATCAAGTTTAATCCAACAGTTAGCACAGACTATTCTTGATTTTTCGATAAGTTCGATAACGTCTTTGCGACTTTCGTTATTCATACCTTTTCGTTTGGTTTGCTTACGAATCTCTACATCGTGGGGGTAGAACCTGAGACAGACTGTTTCACTTTCACCACAATGCACACAGGACTCGTCAGCAAGGTATTCGTTTAGCCATGCAACACGTTTGCGATAGTTTCTTCTTGCAACCTTTTTTATGGTTTCACTGTATTTTTCGTAATGTGCGTTTGTCATAGTTCTATTTATATGTTTTAGTGCATATAAACTGACGATTTGTAAAACGGAATTTTTATAAATACTTGGAAAAAAGATTAAAACATTTCTTTTATAGGAGTACATACTATGGGTTTCTTAGTCTCGCCAGGCGTTCAAGTAAACGAAGTAGATTTAACGAATGTCGTACCAGCAGTTGCAACATCTATTGGTGCAATCTGCGGGCCTTTCCAAAAGGGCCCAGTTTCTTCCATAACTGATATATCATCGGAAGAACAATTAGTAAAAGTTTTTGGTAAACCTAATTCCAACAACTTTGAGTTCTTTTTTACTGCAGCTAACTTTCTGCAATATTCTGACTCACTAAAAGTTGTTCGTGCTGAATCTGCTGTAACCAATGCGGTTGCATCTGGAAGTGCAGTTCTTATTCGTGACACAGACCATTACTCTGCATCATACGCAAGTGGTCAGGGTTCTAGTGGTGAATGGGCCGCAAGGTCTGCTGGTACATGGGGTAACTCGATTGGAGTTTCCATTTGTGCAACAGCAAACGCATACGAACAGACTGCGGTAACTACAACAAGTGCTGAGGAAGCGGCTGCACAAACAATCATATCCGTAACTGACGCTGATGTTATCAATGTTGGTGACTTAGTAAACTTTGGTGAAACTGAAGGTTACGAATACGAGGTAACTGCTAGAGATACTACAGGTGGTGCAGAAACAATTACGATTAAACTAAAAGATGACCCTAACGGACAAGGATTACAAAGCACCATATCTAGTGGCACAAACATTCGCAGACGTTGGAGATTCTATGACCTTTTTGATGGTGCGCCAGGCACATCTGCATGGGCTACACAGAATGGTCGAGGAACTGCTGACGAGTTACACGTTGCTGTTTATGACACAACTGGAGATATCACTGGATTTGACGCTGATGCAAATGGAGAAAGAACTAATGCGGTTATAGAAACATTTGCAAGACTTTCTAAAAACCCAAGTGCAAAAACCCCACAAGGTAATAACAACTATTATCCTGACGTAATTTACAGACAATCAGAATTTGTTTTCTGGATGGATCATAATACCTCTGGTGCGAATTGGGGCACAGACGTAGATGGTGCAGCTGGTTCAATCATATTGAACGGAACAGACGGTTCAAGTTCAAACGCTGGAGACAATATTGTTTTAAACCAAACTGCTTCTGGTGGAACAGATGCTGACAGTAATATTACACTGGAAAGTGGTACATCTGGATATTCAGTTTTAGATACTCCAACTAAAAATGAACTATCTGCTGGAACAGACGATTACTCTGTATCAGCAGGAGAATTGAAAACTGGATACGGAAAATTTGAGGACACAGAATCCTTAGATGTCAACTTGGTCTTAGGTGGGCCTGGTGGTGGTGCTGGTGACAGTGCATCTGATCAGGACACTCATGTAACTATGATTACAGACCTTGTTGAAAAACGAAGGGATTGTGTAGGATTTGTATCACCATATAGGGCTGCAACAGTTAACGTAACATCTTCAGTTACACAAACAAGTAATGTCAAGACAGCATTTGATTTGTGTCCGTCATCTTCTTATATGGTATATGACAGTGCATACAAATATATGTACGACAAGTACAATGATGTATATCGGTTTGTACCAATGAATGGCGATACTGCTGGACTCTGTGCATTTACAGATAGAGTTGCAGATGCTTGGTTCTCGCCTGGCGGTTACAATCGAGGAAACGTAAGAGGTGCGATTAAACTTTCTTACAATCCAACTAAAGCAGACAGAGACATTCTCTATCGTGCAAGGATTAACCCGATAGTTAACTTCCCAGGCCAAGGTGTCGTGCTATTTGGTGATAAGACTGCTCTTGCTAAACCAAGTGCATTTGATAGAATCAACGTGCGTAGATTGTTCTTGGTTCTTGAAAAGGCAATCGCAACTGCATCTAAATTCCAACTCTTTGAGTTCAACGATGAATTTACAAGAGCTCAGTTTAGAAGTTTGGTGGAACCTTTCTTGAGAGATGTTCAAGGACGTAGAGGTATTACAGATTTTAGTGTCATATGTGATGCATCAAACAACACAGGATTTGTCATTGACAGAAACGAGTTTGTTGCAGACATTTACATTAAACCTGCTAGGTCAATTAACTTTATAACACTGAACTTTATTGCAACACGAACTGGTGTCGCATTTAGTGAAGTTCAAGGGTAGTAGGAGAATAAGATGGCAAGTATAGACGATTTTAAAGCAAACCTGATTGGTGGGGGTGCTCGTGCTAACCAGTTTAGAGTCACAATCACTCCACCGCCTGGCATTGCAATTGGACTTGATGTTAGACGAACTTCATTTCTCTGTACCGCAACCAATTTGCCTGGCATGACGCTTGGTGAAATTGCAGTACCGTTTAGAGGAAGAAACATTTATGTATCTGGTGACAGGCCAGAATTTGAAGCATGGACAACCACTTTCTATAACGATACGGACTTTATGATTCGTAACGCAATGGAAAGATGGAACAATGGTATCAATGATATGTCAACTAATCTTGGTGTTACTGCTCCTGCTGATTATCAGACTGATTTGTTCGTAGAACAATTAGACAGAGATGAAACAGTTTTGAAAACTTATATTTTTAAATCTGCATATCCACTAACGATTGGAAATATTGAGTTATCATCGGCATCAGCTGGTGAACTTGAAACTTTTGAATGTACTTGGAGATATCAACACTTTGAAGCATCTGGTGTAAACTTCTAATTTGAAACCTACTAAATAATACAACTAGTAGGAGTTATTATGGCTGAACTTTTTGGATTCCGTTTTGAAAGAATGAAAGATGTCGGGGGAGAGAAATTTACTCTCCCTGCTTCTGACGATGGCACTGTAGAAATTGCTGGTGGGGGTTTCTTTGGTCAAGTTTTAGATACCGATGGTAGAGAAAGAACTGAACAGGATTTGGTTCGTAGGTATCGTGACATTGCACAACAACCCGAATGTGATTCTGCAATCGAAGATATTGTAAATGAAGGTATTGTCTCAAATGAGATGGATCAAGCTGTATCTATTGTTTTAGATAGACTACCTTACCCCTCCAAAATTAAAAAGAAAATTACCGAAGAATTTGACGAGGTTCTAAGACTTCTTGATTTTGATGTCAAGGGTCATGATATCTTTCGCAGATGGTATGTTGACGGAAGGATGTTCTATCACAAAGTCATTGATAAAAAATCTCCACGAAAAGGTATTCAAGAGTTACGATACATTGACCCTAGTAAAATTAAAAAAGTACGAGAGGTTAAAAAAGAAGCTAAAGATAATTCAAGTGTAGAATTAATAAAAAAAGTTGAGGACTACTATCTGTACAATGATAAAGGTCTTGCAAGTCATGGAACCTCTCAAGGTATAAAGATTGCACCCGACAGTATTAGTTACTGCCCATCTGGTGTAATAGACCAGAACAAGGGACACGTTCTTTCTTATTTGCACAAAGCAATTAAACCTGTTAACCAACTACGCATGATTGAAGATGCATTGGTTATCTATCGTATATCAAGAGCTCCAGAAAGACGCATCTTCTACATCGATGTTGGTAATCTACCGAAGATGAAAGCAGAACAATATCTTAAAGATGTGATGAACCGATACCGTAACAAGTTGGTATACAACGCATCAACTGGTGAGATACGAGATGACCGAAACCACATGAGTATGCTGGAAGACTTTTGGTTGCCTCGTAGAGAAGGTGGTCGAGGAACAGAAATCACTACACTGCCTGGCGGTTCTAATCTGGGTGAGATAGATGACATTGTTTACTTTCAGAGAAAACTGTATCGTTCACTAAATGTACCTGTCTCTCGTATGGAAGCAGAACAATCATTTAGTCTTGGACGGTCAACAGAGATTACAAGGGACGAACTCAAGTTCACTAAGTTTGTACAACGGTTGCGTAAGAAATTTACTGCACTGTTCACAGACGTACTCAAAACACAACTCATACTCAAGGGTGTTGTTACTCTTGAAGATTGGACAAACATCAAAGAACATATACAGTATGACTTTTTACAGGATGGACACTTTGCAGAACTCAAGGAAGCAGAACTTCTGAAAGATAGACTAGAAGTTTTACAAACAGTTGAGTCTTATGTTGGTACATTCTTTAGTAAGAAGTGGGTTCAGAAGAACGTCCTAAATATGACTGAAGCAGAGATTGACGATATGCAAGGTGAGATTAATAAAGAAGCTGGTACAGATCCAGAAGACGGTGGAGTTGATTTTGGGCCTGATAACGATGGTGTTAACAGGTATGGTGGAGAAGATAATGGAGGACAACAATGAGTGTTAAAGATTTAGTAGACAAGTTAGTACAAGGAAGTCACCTTGAATCAGAAGATTCTTTCAAGTCTGCAATGGCAGATAAGGTTGGAGCTGCACTGGAAACAAAAAGACAAGAGGTTGCAAATAGTTTTGTTAAAACTATTCCAGAGGTTGAGGAAGATGCCGAGGAAGTTTGATCAGGTATATAGTTCTGTTCTTGAAAAGGATGAACACAAAACTTCTAAGGGATACAAAAAACTTTCTCCGAAGATGAAGAAAGCTGTTGACGATATTTTTAAAAAAATGGATGCTAAACCTTCAGATTTCCTAAATACTTTTGATAAAACTATTAAAATGGTTTCTAAAAAGTACAAAGTTCCAGAAAAGGAACTATTAGGGTACTTTGAAAAAGAAATGTTAACAATCTGAGGATAAGGATATGGCTTTCAGAAGAGTACAAACTTTAGGTACAATAACCGCATCAACTCTAGGAGATGATGCTGCACACACTTTAACTGGATTAGTTCTAAGTCCTAACAGTGGTATAAGAATAAATGAGTTTGCAGGGCAAGACGTATTTGTTAAACTTACTCTTGCTGGTACTGCTGTAACCGCAACAAATGGAACTTATGTAAAAGCATCTAGTTCTTTAATCATACACCCAGAAGAAAAACCGCATAACGGGCCAGGCAACATTTTACTAGACGGAACGGATTCTAGTTCTTCTAATGCTGGTGATTCGATTACTGCTGAGTCTGGTGTGGATTCAACTGGTAAAACTGTCCTACAATACAATCGAGCAGAGGACAACTTCACACTATCTGTTAAGAATGAAACAAACGGTTCAGATGGTGGTGTACACGTTGAAGAAGTGACGTTTGTACAAACCGTATAGGACAGAATCATGGAAACAGTTAAGTTATTTTCAGAACAATTTTCAGATGAGGTAGAATACATCTGCGAAGAAAAAGAGAACGGTAATAAAAATTACAAAATCAAAGGTATCTTTATGCAAGCGGATATTAAGAACCGTAATGGTCGAGTATATCCAATGGAAGTATTGCAGAAAGAAGTTAAGAGATATAACAAAGAGTATATCAACGAGAAACGTGCGTTTGGTGAGTT